TTTAAGAACTCTATTGAGATCCAAAGATCCTAGTACTATAAGAGGAGTCTTGTCTACCTTGGCAGTTTATAGAATAATGAAAATGCCTTGTAAACTTAAGTTAGAGTCTATCACGGATCCTTTCAAAGGGATCTCTGATACTCTGCCTAAATTCGAGGTCATTAACGGATTAGCAGCATTAGGTCTTGATATCCCGAAGGGGAGATCAAAACACCTTTTGACTTTATCTAATCCTATCATTTATCTATTATCTGCCGGGCCAAATCACTCTATATCAATGATGGGTATCTGAAAAGATATCTATGCTTGATATATAAGTCCATTATTCCCAACTCTTCTTTCCTTTATTGGAAGGATGAATAAGGGTAATGTTCTTATTGATTTGCTAAGATCCGAGGTTTCTCACTGAGAGGCAACAGGGGTTAAACCCTCTGTTAGTCCCTTAGATTTGAAACTAGGAAAACTAGCAATCAAAGAGGAAGCAGCCGGAAAGGCTAGAGTCTTCGCCATGGCGGATTCCATAACACAGAGTGTTATGGCTCCGCTGAACAGTTGAGTGTTTGCAAAGTTAAGAGACCTTCCTATGGATGGTACTTTTAACCAGCAAGCTCCTCTGAACAGATTAGTCAGTCTTTATAAAGACGGACTTCTCCATGACGTAGAATTCTATTCTTACGATCTGAGTTCTGCAACCGATAGGTTACCAATGGCTTTTCAAAAGCAGATTATATCCGTTTTATTTGGATCTAATTTTGCTAATGACTGAGCTACTCTTCTTGTTGGAAGAGACTGGTATCTTAAGGATATTCCTTATAGATATTCAGTTGGTCAGCCTATGGGTGCCTTATCATCATGGGCAATGCTCGCATTGTCCCATCATGTAATTGTGCAAATAGCTGCAATGAGGGTTGGTAAACCTTCATTCACTAATTATGCATTACTTGGTGATGATATCGTAATAGCCGATAAGGCTGTTGCGGCATCTTATCACATGATAATGACTCAGATTCTTGGGGTTGAAATCAACTTATCCAAATCACTAGTTTCTAGCAATTCTTTCGAATTTGCTAAAAGATTAGTGACTATGGATGGGGAAGTTTCAGCTGTGGGAGCTAAGAACTTATTAGTAGCTTTAAAATCAAGATGAGGAATCTCATCTGTAATTTTAGATCTATATAATAAGGGATTAGCACTTTCCGAACAAGATCTAAGGCAAAGATTTTCATCTATTCCTACTGTA